GCTCTATACTTTTCTGTAGCTGTTACTTTTCTCATTATAGTTCTTTATATCCTTGTTTTTTTAACATCTTTTTAGCTCGTGGAGAAGGTTTTTTACCAAACGCATGTGGTGTGGCATATTGCTCTCCTGTACCGGGTGTAAACGTAGCACCGCCAACATTAGTGACATTTGCTTCATCTAACTCTTGCATTACTTCCCTTACGAGGCTAACTAATTCAGATCTTTTCATAAGCTGCGAAGCTCGTTAACAAGGTCGTAATATTGCATAAGGTTAATTAGATGAGAGTCAGTTATCTTCTCCTTATTTGATATTGGAGTAATAGCTTTAGAAACTTCATCTAATTTTATTTTGATAACTTCGTCTGTAACTTTAGCTGCTAAGGTTTTAACTTCTTTAGCAATATTTTCTAATTCTTCGTTACAGATCTTTCTTAACTTAGTACCGGAAGATACAGATGTTATAAACTCTTTAAGAATTCTTTTCTGCTCTGGTAGTAGGTCTTTATAGTTATCGTTGAATTTTTCTAAGAGGATTTTAAAAGTAAGTAAACGTAAATCTTTATCGTACTTAGAATAATCTTCAATTAATGTATCTTTTACATCTTCCTCTTTTTGAGGTGCAGATGTTAAGTGCTCTAAAATTGTAGTCTTATTATCAACTAATACTTGTGGATTAACTACATTTGAGTTATTTTGAGCTTCTAGTAAACAGTATAATGCTGCTAGAGGTTTATAGTCTCTTACAGGAATCGCAAAGAAATCTTCTATATTATAGTTTTCTTTAATATCAGAAATTAGATCATACTTTTGATTCTTAATAGATTTCTGATCTAACTTCCTAGAAATCTCTGTAATAGTAGAAACAATAGCTTCTGCTTTAGATTGATTTACGTTTCTGTTTTTCGTAATAAATTCGTACAGTTTATATTCTTTTGCTAAACTAGTTTTACTAGCAAAGTGTTTCTTAATGATAGCAATAGCAGCTGAGTCTTTATTATCTAAAGTATCTGCAGCTACCTGTTTTACTAGCAATTCGAATATTAAACCAGTATTACGATATTTTGAATGCTTAATCTTCATTATATACGTTTACTATTATAAATATGCTTTAATTACCTAAATCTTTAATGTTGTCTTCGTTGAGTAGACCTGGGTCAGATTTAGATTCTTTTTCGAATACGATACTCTTTAATGATTCTTTGTTTTTATGGTAAACCGCTTGTGTAGTTAGGTTCTCCATAACGTTTTCATTATCTGACGGGAATCCACCGTGCATTCCGTCAACTCCTAGAGGATCTCTACCTCCCATAGGATTATCGTTTGTTCCGTATACTGAAGCTTTTTCTCTAGGACGGCCACCTTCAGGACCTGGCTGTCCCCACTCTGATTCTTTTTCTGGTTCTAATTCTGAATATCCTTGCGGTACTGATCCAGGTTCTCCTCCTTTAGGGGTAGCAGTAGCTCTTCTACCGTACATAGAAGCAAGATCGTGCGGTGTACCGTAAGTAACTCCAGACTTAGCAGGATCATTTCCTTCTCCTTCTATTTGAGCGACTCTAAATGTTCTCTTAGAATCTTCTCTTACTAAGTTACGTTCATCCATATACTCATCCTCAGACATATTAAAGATATTTTCATAGATGTAATCTGATGAGAATAGTTTAGTGTCTTTCATTTGAGTAGCAAGATCTACTTTCTCTTTTAATAAAGCAATCTTTTCTTGTTCAAATATAATAGAAGGAGTAGTTAATCTAATTTCAAAATTAGTTAATGACTCTCCAGTGAATCCTTGTGAATATAAATGTACCAGAGCAATCTTAGTTAACTCTGATTCCATAATTTTTTGAATACGTTCTACAGTTCTTGCGAATCTAATATCTTCGGCAGCTAGTGTAGCTTTACCTTGTAAGTCTCCTTCAAATCCAAAATATGCTTTAGGAATCTTAAGAGCTGCAAACATTTTAGCTTGTAAGTACTGAACGTCAGTAGTACCGTCGTAATCTAGTCCTTTTGTAGTTTCAATACGAGTAGAAGTATCTCCTCCTCTAACAGGTAAGAAATAATCTTCCATCATATTCTGCATATTAAAACGTAAGTTATATTGACCATCGTCTCCCATATAAGGAGTCTTTTTCATAGTATTGATAGTCTTCTGCATGAACTGCTCTACCTCGTTTGGTGGAATAGAACCTACGTTAATATAGAACATTCTCTTCTCTGGAGCTCTCATGATTCTATGAATTAACATAGCATCTTCCATTAGAGTAACTTGCTTGAAGATCTTTCTAGCAGGTTCTAAATAAGAACGTCCATAAGGTAGATAATTAGTATCTGAGATTAATCTAAAGTGAGCAACTTCGTAGTTATCAAATTTTACTACTTTAGTTTTGTTACTACTTTTAGGTAAGTAACTTGTACCTTGTGAAGCAGCAATACCATCAGGATCTAAAGTAAAAATTACTTTACTTGGCTCTTCAGGATCTTCTCCTTCTAATCTAGCCATGTGGTATACTGTATATGGTAGAACATTGTAAACTCCGAACTTCTCTGCTATTTCTAGCTTTAAGAAAAAGTCTCCGTATTTACACATGTTCCTTGTCCAAGACCATAAGTTAAACTCGATGTTAAGTACATCGTAGAATAAATTATAAAGTACTCGTTGAATATTTTCGTCGGAAGATTTAATTGATAAAATCTCGTTTTGGTCATTTTTTACTGTTGACTCATCAGCTAATATATCTAATGCAGATGCAATGATAGGATCTGTATCCATAGCTTCATAGTCAGAATAAAGCTGTATTCTTAATGTTTGATAGTTAAGATTTGGATTAAAGATATTCTTATTATTATAGATATAGAGTCTACTAAATCTATCAATAAGAGAGTTAGTTTGATACCTACCGGTATTTTGTATTTGGTTAACGTCAGCAACTTTTAACTGATCTCCTCCAATATTACGTATTACTACGTCATTAGAAAAGAGACGTCTAAGTCTGCCAAACAAGGAAGTATCCGCCATTCGAATATATTTTTATATAAATAGTTCTATTTTAAAAGCCAACGGATATCTTCTTCTCCATAGGCTGTCTTAGTAAGATAAGGATTATTTCTCTGACTAGCAACATTAGTCATAATAGCTCTGTTCTGAGCATTAAGGTTGTTAAATGAAGATAATTGTGCTCTAGCTAAATCCATACCTTGTTGTCTAAGTCTAAGAGCAGTATCTCTAACATATAAAGCAGTAGCACAAGACATAATAAGGTCATCGTTATATCTATCTTGAGCTTGAGCTTTACCGTTTTTCCATACAAATACTCTCATCTCTTTAAGTAACCTTTGTGATTGTATAGTAACAGACTTTTCTCTAATATATTCAATCATCTTTGCAATAACTAAAGGTCTAGTTCTCATTGACATTGTAAATCCAGGAACTAATTTATCCCTTTCAAACTTATGCATATAAGATTCTACTGATTCCATGTTAGATGTAGAACTATAGTATAAGTTTCTATATTCTCTTTCTAATATCTGTTCTATTGTTGCCCATCCAATATTAGCATTTTCAACTACTAATAATGCTTCATTATATTCAGATGCAATACCAACTAAAAAGTTCCCGAAATCTTTAGGAGATAATTTACCTTTATATTCTGCTACTTGAGTACAAGTCTCTATATCAAATATATGAAATGCAGAGTAGTCAGTAGAGTCACCACGTGCGACATCGGCTACGACCATATAGGATTTAGAGTAATCTACTCCTTCCCATACCCACAAGTTACCGTCTATACCTCTTTTTTCTAGTGGATCTTTTTGATATGTCTGTTCAAAGTAACTCATATCATCTGGTTCGAATACTGTATCACCAGAAGCTAAGAAGTCACAATCACATTCCTGTCCAGCCATTCTAGGACCTAAGTCAGCATCTTGTTGATCTCTCCATCTTTGATCTCTTTCTGGGTGTACTGTCCAAGGAAGTCTGATTGGTAAGAAACTATTCTCTCCTGTTTCAGCTCTTTCCCATGTTTGATGGAACCAGTTACCTATACCGTTAGGAGTAGACAGTGCCATACATTGTCCACCGGTTGCAAGTGTTTGTTGTGCTGCAGTAAATGTTTCTTCGATATTATCAATAAACGCTGCCTCATCTATTAGGAGTAATGATACCGCTTCCGATCTTGCAGCATCAGTAGATGATGATTTAGCTTGTACTTTAGACCCGTTTTTGAGCCTCAACGATAATTTATTCTTTTCAACGTGAGGTAACTTTAACCATTTAGGTAACTCATCATACATAAAGATAACCTTAGTAACTAAGTTACGTGCAGTTGCTTGAGTAGTAGCTAATGCTAAGACGTTTTTATCTTTATGAAATAACATCAGCCATAAAGAATATGCTGCTGCTAAAGTAGAAATACCAAGCTGTCTAGACTTAAGAGTAATAATATACTGATTGTCTCTAAATAAATGGAGTACTTTTTCTTGAAAAGGATAAAGATTAAATAATATACGGCCTCTAGTCGGGTGCTGTATATGGCAATACTTCTTCATGAAGTACGCCGGGTCTTTACCACATTTAAGATATTCCTGGGCGATTATCTTTTTTATATCCTGTGCCATAACTTTTATTCTTCATCTTCTTCTAGGTAATCAGTCGGAGGTGATTTATATATTCCAATTCTTGGACCGAATCTTGTCGGTGTAATTTTTTGAAAATTAGCTTCTGAGTCCATTAGTGCTGCAGCCATGCTTTCAGCTGTACCAGAAACAAAAGCAAATTTACCGGTATCTCCTCCGCCTTTTGCTCCAAAATCATGAATCATGAAATGTTTAAAACCTTCATCTTTTTGATATGCTAGAAAATGTTTTATACCTATAGTTCTATTTAAAGTAGCTGCGTCTTTAAAGGCGCCTTCTTTAACACTTTCTAGTCCTAATGAATTAATAATCACATTAAATTTATCTACAACTTTCTGTCCATGATCGTTTTTTAAATCAACTAACAGTTGGTTAATATCTTGCAATAAGTAAGCGGTTCCTTTGTATATTGGTTTTGAAGTACCTTCTACTCCGAATTCAGAAAATGCTTGTATAAATGCTTGATTGCCAAAAGGTCTAAGATTTGGTCCTAATTTAGCTCCTTGTCCCTTTACTTCAAATTCTTCACCATTAATTGCTAAATCTCCTTTACTTACAGCATTAGTTACATTATCAAATAAAAGAGTTAATGCTAATTCTCCCATACCAACTCCTCTTTTCTTTTCATCTTGAGCAGTGTGTCTAAAGACTGCTTTAACTACGTCTGTAGGAAGATTAGTTTGAGATGAAATATCATCAATAATATTACCTCCTCTACTATTTGTTGGAAATTTAGCTCCACCTTTTTGTAGAAACTCGGAAAATTTTCTAGAATTTTCTACAGGTAAATCTTCAATAATATTTTGAATTTGCTGAGAATACTGTTTATAAATTTTATCTCCGTAACCTTTTGCTTTTACTTTATCTCTAATAGATCTGTAGTTGCCAAAATTAGTTACTCTTTGATAGAGTTTAGTAATTTGTTTATCGTCTAACTTAGCATTATTAATATAATCAATAATATCTTTTTTAGTAA